CTGTTGAGCAATACCAACAGGTTTCACGGTGGCTAGCGGTGGGCGTTCCTAACGTCCGGTGATCGTCCTGCGGACTTTTTGCGGACTGACGAGAGGGCCCCGGCAGCGCGTGTCCGACGCTGCCGGGGCCCTCGTCCTGCCTCGCGCAGGTCGGCCTGTAGGAGGCATCCAACGGCCCGGAAAGGAAGCCGAGCCTATCCGACCTTGCCTCCCGTCCGGGCCACCTTCATCACGGGCCCGAGCGGGTGAGTTTGACGCGAGGACATGTCATGCGGTGCGACGCCGGTAGGCGTTCAGGACCATCAGCTCGGGAAGGGTGAAGCCGGCGAACGTCGCCGGCCTCTCCGCGAACTCGCCGATCTGGTGGGACTGCACCTGCTCCGGGTTCGCCGTGAGCCTGGCCGTCGCCGAGACGATCACGTCGCGGAGATCGGCGTTCGGCTCGCCGTCGGTGAAGCCGTTCCCGCGGGTGTAGACGCGCACGAAGGTCGTCACGACCCGGACGTGCTCGCCTGCGATCTCCTCGGTCGCGGTGTCGTTCTTGCGACCGAGGTAGGCGGCGACGTCCGGGGCGATGACGGTCATCGTCAGGACCCGTCGGAGACGATGCCGGTCAGGGCGATGACGGCGTCGTCGTTCATCGGGGCGGCGTCGTACCGGGCGACCACGCGGATCGCCTGCTGATCGAAGTCGGCATACCGCTCGGTCAGGATGCGCACGCTCGGCGCCAGGTCGCGGGCGACCGCGATCTGCGAGAAGTCGACGAGCGCAGCCGAGCCGGCCGGCACGCGGGACGTGATCGTCACGGGTGCACCGAGCAGGCGGAAGACGCCGTCGGCGGTCGGGTCCGGCTGGAGCTGGTAGCGGTCCTGGAGGTCCTTGATCTTGCGGACGGCGACGAACTCCGCGGGCGCCATGATCCACCGCAGCGAGGCGATGTTGACGTTCGCGGCCAGGGCCAGGCCCCAGGCGTCGTGCAGGTCGTCGAGCTCGAGGGCGCCGCCGATCGGCAGCTCCTGGCCGGCGTAGACGAACAGGCCCTTCGGGGTCTCGACGCCGTCGCCGGAGTCGCCGAGCATCTGCGCGTCGAGCTTGCTCGCGACGTCGGTCACGAGCCGGTCCTGAAGTGCGGCGTCGAGCGCGATCACGGACTGACGGGCGAGCTCGTTGCTGAAGCGGGTGAGGGTCTTCACCGACTTCATCGTCGACGGCAGGAGGGTGATCTCGTCGAAGTCGACGTCGACCTCGGTGATCTCCTCGTTCTCCGCGATCCAGTCCGGCGCGGTGGCGCCGCCGAGCTTCGGCACGCGCACGGGCGAGCCGTTGGTGTCGAAGATGCGCGGGCCGGCCGCGAGGAAGACGCTCGCCTGCTCCAGCGGGCGGACGAGGATCGCCTGCACCTGCTCAGCGGTCAGCTCGGGCACGGTGACGGTGGAAATGGTGGTCATGGTGTCTCCAGACGTGGTGAGGGTGAGTGGGTCTCACGCTGGCCGTCTGGGCCACGACGTAGGCAGGGCGCCAGGCCCTGCCCACATCGTACCCGTGGGCGGTGACGAGGTCACGCGCTCGATCGCAGCAGGCCGGCGAGGGAGACCGTCCTCGTGTCCGGCTTCGCACCCTGGCCGACGTCGCCGGTCGGCTTGCGGGACGCGAGGTGCGGCTTCGCCTTCAGCAGCTCGCCGATCGCACTCGACAGGGCCTCGGCATCGTCGAGGTGGGCCTCGTCGAAGGCGAGGTCGGTCGGGTCGGCGAGCCTGCCGGTCGCGGCGACGAGAGCGACGTGCAGGCGCTCGGCCAGGTCGTCCGCTCGGGAGGCGCGCTGCCGGTAGCGGGCGGACTCGTCTCGCAGGCGCTGGACGTACTCGCGGGGGAAGACGTCGGCGTCGTCGTCGACGTCGGTCGTCTCCGGGGCGGCCTCGGCGACGGTGTCGTCGGTCGTCTCCTCGACGGTGTCGTCGACGACCTCGGGCTCGGTGATCGGGTCGGTCATGGTGGTTCCCTCCTTCGGTTAGAGCCGCACGCCGAACGCGGCGGCATTGATCGCGGCAGTGCGGTTCGCCTCGTCGTCGAGGTCGGCGATCACGCGCTGAGCCTGAGCCGGGGTCAGGCCGAGCTCGTCGAGCAGGAACGTCAGCGGCAGTCCGATGGACTTCAGCTTCACGATCGCGTCGACGGTCTGCGACGGGGTCCGGGTCTCCGGGTTCGCCCACATCACCTCGACGTCGAGGCCCGTCGGATCGGCGCCGGACTGGACGGCGACCATGAGACGGGCGACGTCGGCCCAGGCGGCGCCGAACGTCTTCTGACGGGCGTAGGCCCTGGCGACGAGGGAGGCCTCCGCGGAGCGGATCGCGTCCGCGCTGGCCGGCTGGTCACCGTGCAGGCCGAGGTAGTGCGGAGGCAGGCCGGCGAGCGCGCCGATCTGCTGCGTGACGAGCGCGACCGCGTCGGCGTAGCCGTCGAGCCGGGCGGCGTCGAACTGCCCGAACTTCGTCTCCGGGGACTCCGACTGCCAGACGTCGTCGAGCGCGGCGCTGAACGGCTTCACGGCGTTGCCGTCGTCGTCCTCGACGATCTCCAGGCCGATCGCCCACCGTCGCGGACGGGCGTAGAACTCGCTGGTCACCATCATGTCCGCGACGAGCTTGTTCAGCGCGTCCGCCAGGTCGAGGACGTCCGCCATCTCCGAGACGCCGTCGACGTCCATGAGTCGACCGCGGTTCAGCAGCGGCACGACCGGCACGACGCCGAGCGGGTTCGCGATCTCCTCGGTGATCGTCCAGCCGGTCGCCGGCATCGAGGTGGCGTCCGCGATCGTCGCCGCGGAGACGTAGCGGGTGATCCGATCCGGCTGGAACAGCACGGCGTAGGCGCGGTCGACGTCGACCCACCGCTTGAGCGCGGCCGTGACCTTCCTCGTCGCCGGGTCGCGCATCACCGCGACCTGCTTCGGCGACTCCACCGTCACCACGGGCTCGCCGTCCGGACCCGCCCACACGAGGACGAAGGAACGGCCGTAGACGAGCGCGTCGGTGTGGGCCTGTGCGGCTGCGTCGTCCATGCCGTTGTGCCGCCACAGGCGCCACAGGGCCTCGTCCGGGGCACTGTCGGGCCCGTCGGTGCGGAAGCCGATCACCTGAAGGCGCTCGGCGAGGCTGGAGACGGCCAGCCGGGGGAAGTTGACGCTCAGCACCCGAAGCCGGTTGCCGAGGGCCTCCCGTGCAGCCGGGGCCAGGAACGCGGCCGGCTGGTCGCCGTGCCAGTAGGAGTCGAGCCGGGTCAGCTCGGGGAGGGTGGTGTCGAGCTTGTCGCTCAGGGTCTTCAGGGGATCGCTCATCGGAATGACACGGCCTTTCGTTTGGAGGGTCTGAGGGTGTGCCAGGCGGCACGGTCGAGCGCGACGATCGCCGCGACGGCGGCGTCGATCTTGCGAGGGGACCCGCGCTTGTCCTTCGTGACGAGGTCGCCCATCGGCGTCGACTTCGCCACGCAGTGCGCGACGTGCGCGGCGAGACGACGGTCGCCGTCATGCGTGACCGTCCTGGTCATCACCGCCTGGTAGAGCCGGTCGGTCGCCGGGGCCATGCGCTGCGCGGCGCCGGTGTTCCACTCCAGCACGCGCCGGTCGCCGTGACGCTTCGCCCACGTCTCGATCTCGCTTCGCCAGCCCCACGGGTCCGCGGCGAGCTCGACGACGTCCCACTTCGCGAACGCGCCCGCGACGACCGCGTCGACCTCGGTGCGCGGCACGCGCCAGCCACGGTCCCCGGTGTCCTCCCCCAGGCCCACGACGAACAGGTGCGGGTCCGGGCCGATCGTGCAGCCGACGAGCGCAGTCGAGTCGCCCGAGGCCGAGCCGTCGAACGCGAGGACGATTCGCTCGCGAGGCTCGACGCGCCGATCCGGGTCGGCGACGAGGTCCCACGCTCCCCAGGGCAGCCACGTCTCCGCCAGGCCCGTCCACTGGCCGAGCCGGTAGCGGCGGAACGCGGGCTCCCTGGTCGTCCGCATCGTCGCCCGGAGCGCGTCGACGTGCAGGAAGTCCCCGAGAGCAGGGTTCGCGATCTTCCACGCGGCCTCGTCGTCGAGAGCGCAGCCGTCCGGGGCGGCGTACTCGCGGAACAGGAAGCTCTTGTCGTCCCCGCGGCGGCCGTGCTCGACGAGCTTCCACATCACCGAGTCCGGGGTCTCGGCAGGCGTCGAGATCGCCAGGGTGAGGGAGCGGGCCCGCTTGCCGGCCGCCGAGGTGACGGCCTCCCAGACAGGCTCGGTGACGACGTGCAGCTCGTCGACGATCATCACTGTCGGGTCCCATCCCTGAAGGGCGCCCGGCTCGGCCGGCAGGACCCGAAGCTCGGAGTCGGTGTGCGGGACGTAGAGCCGATCGGCGTACACCTGCACCTGCTCCGCGAGGCGAGGCTCGAGCTCCACCATGCGGCGCACGGCCCGGAAGACGTGGCCCGCCTGGCGCTCGTCGGAGGCGACGACGAGGACCTGCGAGCCCTCGACGTCGTCGGCGAACAGGCCATAGGCGGCGAGCACACTGGCGAGCGCGGTCTTCCCGTTGCCGCGGGGCAGGCTCAGCAGGCCCTGGCGCGGCCGAGGACCCCGCATCGGGTACAGGCCCTTCACGATGTCGAGCTGCCACTTCCGCAGCCGGAACGGTCCCCGAGCACCTTCGCCCTTCGGGACCTTCAGGTACTCGCGGGCGAAGGCGTCGACGCGCTTCCAGCCGATCGGGCCGAGGTGGCTCAGGTCCAGGGGAGGCGCGGTGACCGG